GCAGTACGGAAGTACTGTGATTTAAGCAAGCGGTCAAGTTCCGCATGGTACGTCAACTCATACATTCCATTTGCGATGGAAGTGGTAAGAAGTCGCCCAACATTACTAACATGCCCATCCATGCGAGACAAGTCGCCCATAAAGGCGGTGTCTGCATGTTTGAGGATCTTAACAATGTGTTCGGCGATCTGTCTTGGAGATTTCCCGAATGCATAGCATGGGAATTTCTTCATGTGGTCGGCGATTGGATAGGTGAAGCGAGAATAGTCAAGTTTGTTCTTGCCAGGGATGGTGGTGATGTTGCGTGGATCACTAATTGTGGAATAGGCTTCTCCTTTCTGGAAGCACTTCACGCGTCGACTTTTACCGTCATCAAAATCAAATTGAGCTCGTTCGAGCGTTTGAATTTGAGTGGGGCGGTTTTGTTTATCATACACTTCTGTATGGGAAATAGGAACAAGACGTTTACCATCAATAAATGACCCGATAAAGTCATTCATTGCGCGGAGAGTAAATTCGTCCACGGGAAGTGGGACGTCATGTTTCACATCATTTATGCGTTTAAGATAACACCTTTCTGTGTTAGAGACGCATTTGTCAGGGGCAGGTATGGCTCCAAGGAATGGACCCATGAATGCTTTCAAAGAAGGTTTGGCACTATCATTCCACTTACTTGAAAACTGATATCGTAAGATAGAGTTTTCCGCAGAGATATGAGCATAGGTGATAGTGTTGCCTCTTTGTGTGAAGCTACGATAGTAGTTTGACATTAGCTCGGCTTGCGCTTGGCTTTCAATACTTCTATCATCCAGGTAGGTTAGGATGCTTCCAGCGTTGATTCTCATCGTAGCGGTTGTTGCTTGTTTAGCAATAACACGGAACAACGAATCCTGATCAACAGTGACAGTGAATGATGTTTCATTTCCTTCGGGGGCGACTGACACGTAGTGGACGCCTGCCGAGAAGTGTTGAATAACGTTAAAGTCTCCAACTAGTGGTGTGAGTGGTGTGAGGGTGATGTGATCGTCGGTTAAGACTTTGTGAGCAATGCATGCAGTGAGTCCCGTCACATGAACCATAGGCATAAGATAGACGTAGGATCGTCCGTCGGCGTCGGTCTTTCGTTCCACAAGGTAGGTGGTGCGGGAAGACTTGGACATCTTATCAAGTTCGTACAGTAGTGTGAGGGCACTTATGAGCGCAAATAAACTGGCAAGGTAGCCGTTTATATGGTGTGCTGAAATTGACGTTATCACTAAGGTAAGTAATAAGGTCATCCATGCAAAGCTGGGTGTGTAGTCGGTGACGGAGAACGTGTCGTGTCCGTAGTTCCACAATTTATGCTGGAAAGTAATCCCTCCATCAAGAACCATGTTGAATAAATTTTCTTTAAACCAATAACGCGAGTTGGGCAGGTAGCCGCTTGGTGTCTTGGGTTCAAATGTATATATTAGCACATTCTTGGGAGATTGGAGGTACTTGGGCATGTCAAAGTAGAAGTCTACGTCAACCATGACATGTAAAGCCTTCTCGGGGACTTTATCATGTCTGGCTTCAGCTGAAAGGTCTTTTGACCAGTAATAATCTCTATTACCGGTGAAGCCCTTTTTCTGGTCAGCTGCCGACATTTGTTCGATGTATGGTGTGAGTCCAGAGCGCATAGCAAGGTTTCTAGCAAATATTGAAACAGCATTCCTGTTAGAGGCGGCAGTGGGGTGGGTGTTTTGTGTGTTTGGCTTTACGACTGGGATTGGAGTATCCCTGAAGTTAGCGCGGTGTAAGTATGGTGGTGATTTCACTTGGTTGTCGTAATGCAACCAACGTGAAAGTTGTGGTCGGAAGTTACCGATCAGCCGGGTTACTCTGGCTGACGGTTGGCGGTGCAAATACCATACGACGAATGCGTACGATAAAGTTATGAACTCAATTGACATAACCACACCTACCCCAGTGTTACTTGGGGTGAAACCAGTATGTTTGGCGAACATACCGGCTGTCACGTGCACACTGATCGATAAAATGATCAGTGCCACGGACATGGCAGCTAACGTGCTGCTTAAACGGG